GCATTCGGTTAACTCCGAAGGCCTAGCTTAAAGATTTTGATTGTTGCCAAAAATTCGCAACTCCCCCGAGGGGGAGTGCTAAAAAACTCACAATCAATCTATAAAGTTGACCCTCGAAGGTATGCCCTAACGAACTTGACCTATGTCAAGATACACGTTAGGAGAGCGACCAAACCACTCTGTTATTTTTATCCTCCCACGCCGAGAGCAGTATTCTTTTAACCTCTTCAGGATACACACATTATTTCACCGGTGAAGGTTAGCTGTTGAATTAGGCAGTAGTGCTATACTACATTTAGACGCCCCCTGCCCCATCCAATTAAGGAAGGGACACATACGGAGTTGGCACATCATAGCGATACAAGCGCGGTACTCCAGTGAAAAACACTGTAGTAAAATCCACGCCTGCTGCTGTATACAAATCAAATGTAGGAAAGTGCAACAAATCCGTCGAACCTGTTTTCTCAACACTCATATCCACACGAAAACCATCATAAAGATGCGTGGGCGTTGTTGCTGAGTCAGGAATCACATCACGTTTTGGAGCCCAAGCGGGATAAAATCTAGCTGGAGCATACTGCGGAATTACCGCAGAACATGCAGCTTGGGTTGTTGTTTGCGTAAGTGTTTTTCCAGCATGACCTTTAGCCATCACTGCGACACCATTTCCATAGGTGTCAGATGCCAGTTTTGACATCCACGAACTACCCAAATTCGATGTGAACAACTTGTAATTTGCATTCGTAATAGGACGCGAGAGATTCATGTCCTTTGAATCCCATGTTCGTGTGATACCCAAATCTGATATCTCACAACCATTGTTCTTAATTACTACGTGATGCACCGTAGAACCTCGATAACCCACAAAAGCTGTCAACACAAAGTTGATAGGATGCGTGGGCGCGTAGTTCATCCGTGCATGATTAGCTGGTGTAACAACACTAGCTGCATAATTAATACCATTTGGATCAAAACCCCAACAAGGGGGAATGCGGTCAAACTTGTTGCAACAGAGATACAATCCCGGCAACATAGTATCACTTGGTATAGGCGAGATTCCTGGTTGTGTTGAAAATGCCATAGTAGCACGATGAAGCAAAGTTCGCAATGAAGCGACTCGCTCACCTACTGTAATTTCAGGAATATGTTCACCATAACTCAAAGATGAACCATCAATAGCTTCTGATTGAACAGAAAAACTTGTAACATGCGGTGGAAGAACTTGTGGTGCAGAATACTGCATATCTTCCAAAGCCTGACTGTATACAAGAATGTCAAGAGTACTAGTCGCCGCCGGACCAGTAAGAGCATTTTGCACGCCCATACTCAAAACACCATTGTGTTCCGTATCATCAAAAGTCGCACTTGAACGCGCAATGAATGAACCCAAATTGAATTTGTTGTTCAACCAAGGCTGGGTAGCCTTGTAAGGCACATCGAAAATAATCTCCTCCTCCTCAGAGGCTAGATCAAAAATCTTTGTAAACACTGCAGTTTCAACACCAGAAGTAGCTACATTTCCACTAGGGTCCCAAGATAGAATCAAGCGACCCTTGTGGTATTGCGTCCGAATAATTCGAAAACGATAACGCATAGTACCTCTCCAAAATCGAAAGAACCGACCCACAAATGATGCGGGTGTATGATACATACCAACTTGAGAAGTTTGAATTTCCTCTATACCAGGTGTTGGGGTAACGGAGATCGAATATAGCTTCGTACCAGGTGTATCAGCTTGAGTCCAAGAAACTACACCCAAATAACTTGGTTTTGTGATCAAAGTTGTAATTGCCAATTCATCTTCACCATCAACACCCGCAACACGAGTATCGATAGTTACTTCATTACTTGGATCAACAGCAAGCTTATCCAGCGGCACACTGGTCTCCACATTCGCAAAAGCGTGAAATGTTTTATTTTGAACAGGTTGTACATTACTCGTAACCGGAGGGTTCGAGTACCCAAACATTTTCGCAATTGATGCAACAGCAGCAGCTCCAACAGAAACTGCTCGTGCATATGGACCAATAGAAGGCGAGTTCGTAAACGATTTCGCCAAACCAGTAACAGCAGTTGCAGGACCAGAAATAATACCAGATTGCAACGCAGCATAGGTAGTAGGTGCAGCCAAAACTACATCAACAGCTTCCGCATACGTCGTCACTGTAATACCAGCACTGGAAACTCCATTCGCAGATTTCAGATTGGAGTACATCAAAAACATCAACAATCCCATGTTCGTAAATTCTTGAACATTCGTGACATCTAGCCACGAATTAGGCCAAAGAAAAGGCAATTCAAGAACAGCGGACGAGTTAGATTGTGGTGCAATATCAATGCCGTGTGTTTGAGACAATGGAATCAAATCAAAACCAGACACAGGAGAAAATTTTCCTGTCGCCATTGGATCATAACACGCACGCATCATACCATAATAAAATGGTGATGCATTGAAACGGAAAGTCAACTTCAATTTACATTGAATTCGAGCAAAATTCTCCACCTTCTTTTTAATGTACACATTATTAAAGTACAAAAGCCAGGGGCGAATAGTTCTAGGAGAAGTTGTAAATGAATCCGATTCATTCCAAGTGAATTCATCAATCTTCACGGGTCGAGATAGATAATCAGCCAACGCAGCCGCATTGTCTGAACTCTCTCCATAAGAAACATCAAGCAAAGTCGAGACATTCTCGATCTCGTCTGTTGCTTCATCTTCAAATACCACATTTTCTGTCCTTTCCTGGACATTGGCAGTGGCAGTCGCCGCAAGTGCAATCCCACCTGATTCAGGCTCAGATTGGAGTTGCATTATTGCATTTTCCCTCTTCAATACGGGATGTGTGGCAGGGAAACACCAATCACATTCAAGATAGTTAAAATTACTTTCAGTAGTGAATTCATAAAATGTTGCTAATCACCATTTGCAACAAGTTTGGTTGTCCCATTTAAGCGACTCACGGCGCAGTACCTAAAAAGGTACACGGGACTAGGCCCTGTGAGTTATCTAACGCGAAGCAGTCAGTGTAGCGGAACTACCACACTGGAGATCAAACGCGTCGTCGACAATGTTTTGATTTTCATCTGAGAATGTATCGATATCCTCATGTGAGCTCGCTGCCCAGAAACGCGCAACATGCGTCTCATACGGAACAAAAGTCGATTGCTTGACATAATTCTCGAGCTTACACTCAAGAACAATTTCTTGCATTAATTTCAAATTCCGCTCAAAGGTATCTCTACCATAACGGAAGAACTCGCTCATAGCGCTTTCAATGGAACACATTGCTTGCTCCTCAACGCAAACAGCTCGACTTTTCACAGCCATCGTCAACATCTTTTCAATGGACGCCCATTCCAACGGGCACATCCATGCTCCAATATCAGCATCCCATCTCCAGGATCGCTTTAGGAACGCTGTTTCCGATATATTGATGTAAGCACGCGATTCAGACTCCTTATCTGCCATCGTGTACTCAACACCAATCTTCTCCAATTCCTTCATCAATGCGGTATGTGTAAACCACGGAGCAGTCTCACTCACTCCCATGATATTATCATCACCGTACGTCATTGTATGCACACGCTTCTTAAAATCCCAACACGTGTTGTCAATCGGAGACAACACGCAGTAGGCATATCGTTGGTAGATGCAGTTAGCAAGACAATTGATAATCACAGTCAATGCTTGCCCTGAAGGATTGGAACCCAAAAACTCAACAAAGTCACCATTGTAATCACACAAGGGATAAGAAACATCTTTAGCGATACACAAGATCACCATAAGATCATCAAACTCCCATTTTGCAGCCTTAGCAATATTCACAATCACCTTAAATGCCGCCTCCAAAATCATTGGCGACATGTGTTTGTCAAATTTGCCATAATCACCCGCAATAATGCGATCAGGTCCAAACTCACACAAATACTCGTAAAACTCACCCCAACGGGTGCTTCCACAATTTGTACCTGGAGCTCCTTCGAAAAGAAAAGGATTTTTCTGGAATAGTCTAACAAAAGACAAAAGATATTTCCGAACTACAACTGACCAGGCAGCTGGAGCTCCCATGAAGACACGTGTCTTCTTGGAAAGAATCTTCTTCAGTGGGACGGGCTCATCTTTCAATGAAGCCACAAACACTGGCATTGCACGAGTCTTATTCTCGTAGCAGGAAAGAATTCTTACGATTTCTTCTTGAACTTCTGGCGTGAAGTCTACCGGATCATCATACACATCATCAGCTTCCAAATGAACCAAGAAATCATTCTTTGGTTTACGATAAGGATAGCCCATGCTTGTGCGTCGATTCATTTTATCCAAAAAACGGATACCCGGATACCCATTGATTGCAGTCTTCGTATCCAGAACTACCATTTCTGATAGATCCTTCTCTGTTAGACCATCAATAATATCCTTCGAAAATGCTTCGACACAATGATCAAGAATTGTACGATCGATCAACGAGTGATCCTGATTCGTAATATCCTTGTATCCAACATGCCATGGTTCTTTACCCGCCATCACTGGTGGGAAGGTACGCTTTACAAAACCCTTTTTCTGTGCAGACTCACTAATAAAAGTTTCAGTCACACGAGATTTAGGGCATGCACGCATACCTGTGCACGCACTACCATGCACACGAGCTACACCTTGAAGTTCCCAACGCAAAACACTAGAAGGATGCAATTCTTTAGTACCACCAACAATAGGTGGAACACCAGACTGCACCTGTGCTCCAAAAAACTTCTCGGCGAGCAAATAATCGCTTTCGTATATTGCGATAGACGTAGCTTGAGTACCACAGCCAGTCTGATGAAGACCAGCAATAATAGGACCACGTGGAGTTTGCACAACAAGAGGCATACCACATTGACCCATCTGTGTGGGTTCAAATACATAACTCATCCAGCTTTCCACAGTTATACCAAGAGGTGGAACAGAAACTGGCATGCGTTTGCAAGCATCAACAGGGTTCAAGCGCATACGACCATCAACTAGTCGATGCACATAAGAACCCTTCCCAACAAGACCGGTGGCATCCTTCTTCAAAAGAAGTCCTGACAAATTTGCTCTAGGAGCATGAGGACTTAAAAAGAACGCTAGATCACGCTCGGGAACACGCAGAATTTCTTCCTTGTGAACCTTAATGCGGAAATTCTCAGTCAATTGAGACGCTACTGGTTGAGCAGTAAGCAAAATTTCACAATCACTGTCAGGCAAACAATGATTATCGGTCACATAAATGTGGCCAGCCAAACACAACGCATTCGCAGGAATGTGGTGCAAACCTGTCTCATCAGTATACTCCGCCTGGATGTTCAATACATTCTTCGATACGCGATCACACACGTCATCAATAGAAAACTTGAACCATCCTTGGGTGGTTCCTCCAATATCGGAGGTACTAAGTTGATAATCTGAAACAATCCAGGGATTTGGCTTTTCATCCTTCTTCATAAATGAAGGGACAACACCCTCAGAGAGAGCTTGAACCGTATCGGCTTTCTTGGTCGGAGTCATAAACTTCGATACCATTTGGAAGCCCTTATACACAGGCCAAGCACCAATCAGAACAAGACACACAGCCTTGACCTTCCAATCGGCAAATTTCTCCATGAGGCGATCGCCCCAAGACTCAAAGAAAGCTTTCATTTTCTTCACCTGATAGTAAACCATTATGTCAGAAGCCTTCTGAAGAATTGAATCTCCAACCTGCTTCGCGGTCACAACAGTTCCCATAGCCAACATCTGAGCAGTAACTTTCACTCGCAGATACGTGTCATCAAAACACTCTGCAACTACTTGCTGCCACGTAGGTATCAGCCAATCCGACTCAACAGAGTCGGTGGTAAAGAAACTTTCTTCACTTTCTGAATAATCTGAATCAGGATAGCGCAAAGGAGTGCGCTCAATAATGGGATCACCCACAACGGCAGCCCTTAAAAAGGACTCCTCAATAGAGTGTCTCCAAGCCTGCAATTCAGTTTCAGTAAGGACACCAGCTTGCACTTCCGTGCAAGTACAGTCAACTTGTGAAGTTCCACAACGTTTGCAGATTTTCACCTGCTCCATCATGGAATCCGTCTTCATACACTTATCTTGAACTTGGTTAAATTCTCGAATCATACATGTGTACCATTTCAGAAAAGACGGCATATCTTCAAAATCAGCTACAGGATCCAAAACTGGTGCAGCACCTTTACCCTCAGGTTGAGGTTGTGCTACAACACGATCAATGTGAATGTTCCAAACGTCCATATAACGATCTCCAGTTGGTTCTGGAACTTTCGTCTCATCCAACATTGGTGTATCCAGTTGACTCACAACCACACCATCAACAGTGATTGGAACCTTACGGCGAAATTTCTCACGAGGAACAATAGACACTACATATGGAAAACGACGTCGCACAGCAAGCGGACACGAATAATAAGAATCTGCATTCAAATGAATCGTGTTTGTCGTAGCAACTACCAAATCTGGATTAACAGGGCAGGTACCCTTATCCGCAATATCCGCCATCGGCGGAGTAAACGGAACCGAATTTACAACCTGCAACATGTCAGCCATAGAAGGGTCCAGCGTATTCAAAGCTGTAGCCTGCATAGCTATATCATCCAGAACAATGCACCACTTGTAAGTGGCAAATCCTGACCAATACTTATCCGCTGAACAACGAGTATAAATAAACTTGGAATCATATACCTTATCTCGAATTACAGCAAAATGACGGATCAAAATTTGTTTGAACATTGATTTTCCAACACTAGAGTCTCCACTAACAAGAATGGAGAAAGGAGCTTTACGTTGCTGTTGTGCAGCATCCTTTGTCGCAATATTGGCATTCAAAATTCGCATCTCTGAAAGAAGAAAACCCATAGTCTTCTTCTCATCAGCAGATGTCGCCCACTTCAACATATTTTCACCTTTCTCTATCACAGATCTAAGGTCATGCATGAATTTGTGTACATCCAACCCTGTTGCCTCAGGGTTGTGCATCTTCTGTGCATCTTCACGAAGTTGATACACCTTCGCAATCCAGTTAGAATAACTGCGCGAGGTATGGAGGAAGGGCTCAAATGAACCAAGCTTGATAGCTTGAGTTCCCCGTTCCAAAACCCACACAACAGTTTCCAAAACTGTATATATGAAGTCCAAAGACGAAGTATAAGACTTCTTAGCGCACTGCTTCGACAATTGCTTCAAGTCCAAAAACTTTTCAGCAATGCCAAATTTTGTGAACAAACCAAAAGAAAAGAGATAACACGTCAAAGTGTGAAATTTCTTGACCGCCGTACAAGTCTGTATATCTTTGTAACCATTAAGGAGCTTTCGCGCTCCAATCAAAATCCACCCATAAGAAGAACTCTCAAGATCAGCATCCATATCGATATCATCATCGACCACTGGACCATCAACAGAATCCGACTGCATGTGGAAAATCCGCTTAAAAACGGAAACGGGTTGGCTATCCCCGTCAAACAGGGCTCTACACTTCTGCCCCAAGAACTTACCGAAATCAAAAGCAGTTGCAAAAAACGACTCACCTGTTAATAAACGCCACGTAATACAAAATGCAAAATACGCAGATGTGAAATCAGTTACACGTGAAAATAAATGATATGCATATACAATAGACTCAATAATTGATCCCGTTTGAAGGATCGCAGAGTCAATACACTCCATGATCTTAGAGTTACTACTCAGAGAAACCAAAAATTTCTCCATGATATATCTCTTAACCATATCACTCACATTGGATGCCTGAATCTGGTTAAACAAACCACTATCAAAACAAGCATTCACTGCATTCTCAACTTTCTTTTCTCGCGGTAATAAATACGACGACAAACGACTCATGTCTCGTTCAATTTCCGCTCTTTCTGGGCACAGATACCTTCCCTCTAATAAAGGAGGGGAATTCTGTGTACTCAAAAATACAAAACATGCATCAACATCAAACGGAGCACTCTCACTTAATAAAAAGCTCTGCTCCAACTCATCAACGAGCTCAGATTCGCTCGTCGACAACTCAACCATCCCTCTCGCACTCGAAAAATTCATTTGTGTGTTCGCAACCAAGTAAAAACCCTAAATAGAATGTCTGGTCAGACAAACCTAGGGGGTGCACGTAGCAGATTGCTGGGGTATAATCCCCACCGATATCTACAAGACCTAAATAGGTCAATCGGGTTAGTGTAATCATCTGAGAAATAATCACGTAATCTCGTTACTCTCCCCGTGCTTGGAAAGTACTAAGAAAACGGCCTAGTCAGCACTAACGTCCTCAAGAATTCATCTTCGACGCTATCATTGTTGAATATCTTAATCAGACATATCCTATGCTTGGATAGTCTGCCAAATTCCTTAAGAATAAGAGAGCACTTGCATCAGCTAACAGAACGACCACGAAGGCACAGTCATCAAGCTGGTGTGCGACTCTAACATACTCAAAAGTATAAGATTTTGACGCAAACTTTGTCGAAGAATCCAAAAAGATTCTATCAAAGTAAAGGTTTCGAAAACCAGTAAACAAAAATACTATAAAAGTAGAAAGGGGTGACATTTTAGTTGATTGTCAAGGGGAGTGTCAACTCCCCTACGCTGCATGATTGGGTTCAATGCAGAAGAACAGAAAAAACAACTTCTGTTTTAAAAAGTTTAAATGAATACGCGATTCAAGTTATTAGGATGAAAAATGTGTGACATACGAGATGCCAGTACATTATCAAAGAACTAATCCTTTTCGACGCTTTTATGTGAATACGAGATTCACATAGTAAGGTGCAATAAAAATACGGACATACGAGATGTCCAATACATACTGCAAGAAACACGTCCTAAAAAACAATGGTAAAATTTCGATCTGTGAAGATCGGCTCGCGTTGCCGAATGGCGCGGACGCGGTTTGCTGCCCGCACTCGTGCCCCTAGCTCCGCATCACTGAGTTGTGCTGCCATCGCTATCACCCTATCAAACCTCGTAACTAATAATGTTAATTATCCAAAAATTGTTACACTAAAGATATGGTTGCGTAGGATGGATCAGCGGGGCAATCCACTTTGTGTTGGGCGGTGATAGCCTAGTGGTTGGTGGTGGTAGCTCAGTGGTTC